GATATTTAGAGAGATAGAGGAGTATATAATAGAGCAGTATGAGGAGATGGATGATAATAGGCCTGCTCCTAGCTGCTCCTTTTGTGGTAATGAGATAGATGAGGATAGTAGGTACTGCTCCTATGAGTGTAGTAAAGCAGATAATACAGAGAGAGTATAATTAACTAATTAATAAAAGCCCTAAAAAAACTAGGCACTAATAAAATGAGAAAATTAATAGATAGATTAAAGCCAGAGTATAAGGTAAGGCTGGCAGAAGTAGAGAATAAATACCCTGCTATTTTTGAGCGTACTATGATAGCTCTAAATACTGAGGTAATTTATGGAGATTTAAAAGTATATGATGCTTATAACTTAGCATCCTTTTTAACTGATTATGCGCATAAGATAGATGATTTAAATAGCGTATTATTTGAGCCTTTAAAATAATGGCTATGGATATATTAAAAACAATTAAAGTAGCTGAGGTAGTAGCTAATATTACTACCTCAGTTAATAATGGAGATGTAAATCCATTAGAGGCTATTGTAAGCCTTAAAAAGCTAGAGCAAATAGTAAAGCAGGCTAAAGCTGAGATAGCTGATGCAGTAATAGATGAGGCAGCTAAGCATGGTAAAACCTTTACCTATTTAGATGCAGAGATTACTAATAAGTATAGCGCTGGTAGATATGATTATAGTAATATACCAGAGATAGTAGCTAAAGAGATAGAGCTAAAGGCTATAAAGGATAAACATAGAGCTGCTATTAATGTAGATGTAGTAGATTTAGATACTGGAGAGCTACTAGTTAAGCCTATATATAAAGGAGGTAAAGAGATTATCTCTATTAAATTAAATAAAGAATAAGATGAGTAAATTAAATAACATGGATTACCTGGTAAATATCCAGAGTGAGCTTAAAGCTCCTAAAAACCAGTTTAATAATTTTGGTAAGTATAAATATAGGAGCGCTGAGGATATATTAGAGGCTCTAAAGCCTTTACTAAATAAATACGGATGCTACTTAACAATTACAGAGAAAACTGAGGAGATAGCAGGTAAATTAGTGCTAACCTCTAAAGTAACTATCTCAGATGGTACTAACTCTATATTTGTAGAGGCTCAGGCAGGTATAAATCCAGATAGAAAAGGGATGGATATAGCTCAGAGCTTTGGCAGTAGCAGCTCCTATGCTAAAAAGTATGCTCTAGGTAATCTATTTTTACTAGATGATACTAAGGATGCTGATGCTACTACTAATCCTAAAGATATACCTGGATTTAAAGGTACTTTAGATGCCTTAGATAAGATAAGTATTAAGCCTAAAATGACTACTGATATATATAACTCTATGCTGGAGTATATTAATACTGGTAAAGGCTCTATAGTATCCTCTAAAATGGATAATTATACCATGACTAAAAAGCAGGAGAGTACTTTAACTAAAATGATTAATCAAAATAAAGCTAAAAATGATAAAGAATAAAAGGAAAGTACTGCAGGATATAACAGATTTAACTGCAGCTCTATTAGATGTACCAGCAGATGCTATTAATGGAGGTAATAGAGCTAGGAGATTAGTGCTAGGCAGGGTAGCTAGCGCTAATTTTTTAATGAGGGATTTAGGCTTTACTTATGATGAGATGAGTAAGCATATAAAGAGAGATAGAACTAGCTTTTATTACTATGAGAGTAAGCATAATGATAACTATAAATTCTGGAAAGAATATAAGGAGCTATATGATAACTTAAAAGCATCCTATTTAGGTATAGATAATATGGCCATGACTAAGGAGGATATGCTGAGTATATTTAAAGAGCATAAAATCTCCTCTGATGTAATAGCTGCTCCTTTTATGATTAGCTTTAAAATAGGTAATATAGAGGAGTGCATATATACTAAAGGGCTGGAGAGTACGATTAAGAGGCTAAAGAGCGCATTTAAGGAGTTTAATTACTCTTTTAGTGTTGAGCATATCAATAGCCTCTCCTATGAGAGCTAAGGGCTTTATAAAGCTCCATAGAAAATTAAGAGATAATAAATTATATAAAGATAGCTATACTATCCATCTCTGGATAGAGCTATTAAGCAGAGTAAATCATAAGGCTAATAGCTGGCAGTTTGCAGGCAGGCTATGCTCAGTAAAGGCTGGAGAGTGCTTAGTATCTCTATATAGTTTATCAGATACTACTGGTATAAAAGTAAGTAGGATACGCTGCATACTTAAAAAGCTAATAACTGCAAAGATGATTAATACTAAATCTACTCCTTATGGTACTTATATTGAGATAGTTAGCTGGAGTAAATACCAGGATACTGATAAAAACTGCATAGCTAAACCTACAAAAGTAGCACATAACAAGAATGATATATATAAACCTTTAACTAATATAAAAAAGATACTTTAAATGATTTTACCTAATGATGATAATCTGGAGATTAAAGTATTATCTGCTTTAATGAGTAGTAATGATGCTATACATATTATAGCTAACATATTAAAGCCTAGCAGTTTTTATAATAATGATAATAGGATGATATATGTAACCTGCTTAGAGCTATATAATGCTAGTAAGATACCAGATATGAGCCTAGTAGCTGCAGAGTTAAAAGGTAAGATAGAGCTAACTTATATATTTGAGATAGCTGGAGAGTTTTGTGATGAGATAGTACTACCTGATTACTGTAAAGTATTAAAGGAGCTGGAGATGAGGAGAGATATGCTAGCAGGTATTAGTAAGATGCAAAAAGCAGCCAGCCTAGAGTATGATATTTTTGATTTAACTGCTGAGGTAAGTAGCTATCTGGATAAAGTAGGCGCTGCTCCTAAAGAAACTATAATTAATACTACTACATTATTTAAAGATACTTTTAAAGCTATAGAGGATGCTAGTAATAATAAAGGAGGTACTACTGGTATATCTACTGGCTTTAATGAGCTAGATAGGATTACTAATGGCTTTGGTAAAGGAGAGTTAATTGTAATAGCAGCTAGGCCAGGGATGGGTAAAACTACCTTAGCTCTTAATTTTATGCTAGAGGCAGTAAAGCAGGATAAAAGGGTACTGATGTACTCTGTAGAGATGACTGCTACAGAGCTAGGATTAAAGCTAGTATCTAATCTATCTGGAATACCTGGAGATAGGATACACAGAGGTAAGCTAACTGATACTGAGTATAAAGGAGTACATAATGTAACCTCTGATATTATAAACTCTGGGCTATTGTATATAGATGCAGAAACCTCTGGCCTTTTTAGTATTAAATCCATAGCTAAAAAATTAAATCATTTATCTAAGTTAGATATGATTATAATAGATTATATGCAGCTATTATCTGGAGGAGATAGTAATAATAAGCAGCAAAATAGAGAGCAGCAAATATCTTTTATATCCAGGAATTTAAAGGCTTTAGCTAAAGAGCTAGATATACCTATAATATGCCTATCTCAGTTATCCAGAGCAGTAGAGAGCAGAGGTAATAAGAGGCCTATGCTATCTGATTTAAGAGAGAGTGGAGCTATAGAGCAGGATGCTAATAAAGTTATATTTATATATAGAGATGGATACTACTCTAAAAATAATGATACTACTACAGAGATTATAGTAGCTAAGAATAGAGCAGGTAGTTTAGGTACTGCAGTATTAGATTTTAGAGGAGATATATCTAAGTTTACTAATGAGGATTTTAAACCTTTTTAATATGAGATACTTAATAATAGTATTAGTTATAGTTTTATTTTCTGGATGCTCTGAGCGTATCCATGTTATAACTGAGCAGGATGGAGATAGGGTAATTAACTGGTACTCAGATAAATAGATATGAGAATAGAATTTAATTTAAAGCCAGTACCTAAGCCTAGGATGACTAGAGCCGATAGATGGAAACAGAGGCCTATAGTACTTAAATACTGGGATTTTTGTAATGAGCTAAATAGGCAGGCTATAAAGCTAGAATATATACCAGGAGATAGGGTAGGATTAATATTTTATATACCTATGCCTAAATCCTGGAGTAAAAAAAAGAGGGAGCAGATGCTAGGTAAGCCTCATAAGCAGAGGCCAGATATAGATAATTTAGCTAAGGCTTTTTTAGATGCCTTATTAAAAGAGGATAGCTATGTATATTCTCTATCTGCTGAGAAGTACTGGAGTAATGAGGGTAGCATATTAGTATTAACAGATGAGTAGTAATAACCTGTTAGTACTATTTAATAAATAAGATTTAATATATATAGAATATATCTATATTTGAAAAGTAATAATTAAAATAAATGTAATGAGTGAATTTAAACAAAAGCCTGGATTTGGCAGCATCTTTAAAAATGATTATAAAACTACAGAAAACCAGCCAGATTATAAAGGTAAGATAATTTTACAGGATGGTACTGAGCAGCAGATAGCGCTCTGGATTAAGGAGGGAGCTAATGGTAAGTTTTTTAGCGCTGCTTTATCTGATGTATATGTAAAGCCTGAGAGTACTGATAATGCAGAGGATAAGGATAATGATTTACCTTTTTAAATAGATGAGGCAAAGGCTAGTATATCTATATAGAGCAGAGATGGATACCCTGTATATTAATGCAGAGCATGAGATTATTATGCTAACCTATTATTATGAGCTGGATGATGCTATAAGGTACTTAAATCCATCTAAGGATAATATGAGTTTATTAGCAGAGCTGATAGATGTAATTACTGATTACTCTAGCTCTTTTAGTGAGGATAAGGAGGAGTATTTTTATGAATGGATACGGATAATACCTACTAATCTTACCTACTCTATAGCTGGATTTATCTCAGGATTAAAAAATGATAGTAATGTAGATGAGTGTAATATATCTTATTCTGGAGTACTGCAGAGCGCTAGCAGATGCTTAACTGCTCTTAATAAAATAGAGCCAGATAATGAGTAAAGGAGATGTATATAAAGCTCTAGCCTCTGGATATGATAAGTATAAGGAGGTAGCTCTAAATATATGTAGTGATGAGGATAAGGCTAGTGATGTAGTGCAGATGGTAATGGAGGCCTGCCTAAATATGCCTAAGCCTACTCTACAGGATATATATGATAAGGATGGATTACTATGGTATATAATAAGGATGATAAGCCTAAATATTAAGAGTAAAACTAGCCGTTACTATTATAAGTATAATAAGTATTATGAGCTATTTGATAGTAATACTAGTAACTTAACATACTCTCCAGATAATTATGAGAATAGGCCAGGAGATGATACTAGGAGCAGTACTCATATTAGGCTAGATGGTATAGATGATTTATTAAGTAATTTATACTGGTATGATAGGGAGTTATTTTTAACCTATTATAGAGATAGCTATACGCTAGATAGCCTGGCTGCTAAAACTGGTATAAGCCGTACCAGTATATTTAATACATTAAAAAAGGTAAGGAATTATATTAAAGATAACATAGATGGCAAAACCAAAGAAATTACAGAAACTAAATAATTTTACCTTAGCTGCTGCTAAATTTGCTGCTGGAGGATTTATTAAGAGCAGTAAGGAGGTATATGATAGCAGAGTACTAACCTGCCTAGCCTGTAAGTACTATGAGAGTAATAAAGATGAGTGCCTAGTATGTGGCTGCCCTATTGAAACTAAAGCCTCATGGAGTACTGAGAGCTGCCCTAAAAATAAATGGAGTAAATGAGAGAGCTAACAAAAGATGAGATAAATGAGCTGGATAGTGTATGGCAGTTAATAAAATCTGGTAAGGCTCCAGGCCAGGAGGCTAAAGGTAGGGCTATAGTTTTATGGAATAAGATAGCAGGTACTAAATTTTCACAAACATCCTCCTGCCATGGATGCCTGGGTAAAGTATTTTATGGGCTAGAGGGATTACATAAAGAGTATTATAAATAATAATAGATATGAATTTAATAAGAGCTATAGAGAGTACTTTAGGATGCAAAGATAGTAACGGCATAGCTAGAGGATGGATACTATATTTTAATACTAAGGATGAGATAAGAGAAGTAAAGAGCCTATATAATCCTTTAGAATATAAAGGAGCTAGGCCAGTATATAATGATACTGAGATAGTAGAAAAATTAAAAGAGTATAAACAAAATAAAAAGAGATAACATGGAGTACACTACATTATGGCAGCCTATGGTATTAATATTTATATCCTTTAGTATAGGCCTATTTACTGGAGCCTTATGGATGTTTTTTATAATACAGAAATCTAATAAAAGATTAGAGCAGGAGCTAGATAGTAAAACTAGATTATTAACTAGCTATGAGGATAGCCTAAAAAGGATACAGGATGAGTAATACTCCAGGATACTACATAGGTAAAATCTTTAATTATCATGCTGCAGATATAATAGAGGATTTTGGATTAAGCTATAACATAGGGAGCGTATGCTCCTACATCCTCAGAGCTGGTAATAAATCCAGTAAAGCCATGGATGATAAGGATAAGCAGATAGATGATTATACTAAAGCTATAGCTCATTTAAATCTGGAGATAAAAAGATTACAGAGAGTACCTTTAAGAGATGGCCGTAATGAGTAAGAAACTAAGAGGCAAAAAGCATAAGATTAAAAAGCTAGATATACCTAAAGTAATTACTGAGGATTTAACTTATTATATGCAATTTGGCTGGCATAGAATACCAGAGGTAAGGAATGGTAAATACCAAAAGCTAAAGCATGATAAAGTATATTATATAAATAATTATAATGGATAAAAAAGCTAAGGAGATATATGATAGCCTGCCTAAACTAACCAGGCGCAATAAGCGTAAGATAATGAGAAAAATAGATAAGGATATTAAGGATGGTAAGTATGATGATTTAAAAGCAGCTATTAAAAAGGCTAAGGAGGATAGTAGTGATTAATTTATATTTATATAAAAGTACACTAATTATACACTTAAAAAAAGGAGATGGCATATACTGATAAGGATAGAGAGAAGTTTTTAGAGATACTAACTAAGCAGGCAGGTAATGTAGCAGGAGCCTGTAGAGCTATGAGTATTAATAGGCGCACCTATTATAACTGGATGGATAAGCATGAGGAGTTTAAATCTACAGTAGATGATATTACTGAGAGCTTAATAGATAATGCTGAGAGCCAGTTACAAAAATTAATAAAGGATGGTAGTGTACCTGCTATCTTATTCTACTTAAAAACTAGAGCTAAGAGCAGAGGATATATAGAGCGCTCTGAAACTGATATAACTAGTAAAGGAGAGCAGATAAAAATTAATATTAATTTAGATGAGGCTCCTAATTGCTAGCAGTACTACTCCTTATATTCTGTTTAATAATTCGTAAAAGGAGATGATAGATATTAATCCAGATTTAACTAATAAGCAGAGGCAGGCGCTAAGGTATATGCTGGATGATAGTACTACTGAGCTACTGTATGGAGGAGCAGCAGGAGGAGGTAAGAGTTATCTGCTATGCGCTTATGCTATCATAACCTGCTTAAAGTATCCAGGAGTAAGAGGCTTAATAGGTAGGAGTAAGCTAGATGCTCTAAAGAAAACTACTCTTAATACATTCTTTGAGGTATGCCTGGAATGGAATATTAAAGCAGGAGAGCATTATAATTATAACGCTCAGAGTAATGTGATTAAGTTTAGTAATGGCTCTGAGATACTATTAAAGGATTTATTTTTATATCCATCTGATACTAATTTTGATAGCCTAGGAAGTTTAGAGCTAACCTTTGCCTGCATAGATGAGGCTAATCAGATAACAGAAAAGGCTAAGAATGTACTAAGCAGTAGGCTAAGATATAAGCTGGATGAGTATGGATTAATACCTAAGCTCTATATGAGTTGTAATCCTGCTAAGGGATGGGTATATAATATCTATAAAGAGAGCAGAGAGAATATACTACCTAAGTATAAGAAGTTTATCCAGGCTTTAGTAACTGATAATAAGCATATATCTAAGCATTATACAGAGCAGTTAAATAAGCTAGATGAGATTAGTAAAGCTAGATTACTTAGAGGAGATTGGGAGTATGATGATAGTAAGGATGCGCTAATAGAGTATGATGCTATAGTAAATCTCTTTAGTAATGTAGTACCTACAGGAGATAAATATATTACTGCAGATATAGCTAGATTTGGTAAGGATAAAACTGTAATCTATTACTGGAATGGGCTGCAGGTAGTAGAGATAGTAGTAATGGATATGAGCAGTATGGTAGATGTAGCTAATAAGATTAAAGAGATACAACAAAGAGAGGGAGTAGTACTAAGTAATATACTAGTAGATGAGGATGGAGTAGGAGGAGGAGCTAAAGATATACTAAGATGTAAAGGATTTGTAAATAATAGTAGGCCATTAAGAGCAGAAAATTACCAGAATTTAAAAGCTCAATGTAGTTATAAACTAGCAGAGCTAATTAATAAAGGCCAGATAGGAGTTAGTACTAATAGCATTAAAATTAAAGAGGCTTTAATCCAGGAGCTAGAGCAGATAAGGAGGATTAATATAGATAAGGATGGTAAGCTATCTATACTATCTAAGGATAAGATAAAGGATTTAATAGGGCGCTCTCCAGATTACTCAGATGCTTTAATGATGAGATGCTATTATGAGATAAGAGTAAGTACTGGTAAGTACTCAGTACGCTAATCTAGTAAAACTACTCTAATTAACTACTAGAGTTTTTTAATAGTATGATACTATAGAGCTATGTTAATTGTTTAGATAGCCTTAAAATAGAAAAGCCAGAGTAATTAAACCCTAGCCTCTCTATAACTTAAAATAACTATTATAACTAACAGGCGCAAAGATAGTAAAGATTTAAAATTAATAATTTATATTTATAATAAATGAGAGTACTAAAGTTAAAGATAGGAGATAATGTTAATAAGTATGAGCTACCTACTAGCTGGGATGAGGTAAGTTTAGGCCAGTATGCTAAGTTAATGTTAGTAGTAGAAAAGGAGGAGGTTAGTGAGATAGAGTTAATGGTAGGCAGCCTAGAGGCTTTAGCTGATATACCTGGAGGCTTACTAACTAAAGCACCTATTAAGTTACTTAGAGAGGCTTATAATCAGCTAGAGGAGCTAACTAGTACTATGCCTAATAAGGAGCTGAGCAGAGTAGTAGAGATAGATGGTATAGAGTATGGAATAATACCAGATTTTGATGAGCTAAGTTTAGGAGAGTTTGTAGATATAGATAATTACTTACAGGATAGTTATAATAATCTCAGTAAAATATTTGCAGTTTTATATAGGCCTATAATAGATAGAAAAGGAGAGCAGTATATTATAGAGGATTATGAGTTAAAGGATATAATTAAGAGGAGAGAGTTATTTAGTGAGAGGCTAAGTATGGATACTATATATGGTGGCCTGGTTTTTTTTTGCAGTATAGGGATGAGTGCCATAGAGAGTATGCTATCCTCTTTGGAGGAGGAGCAGAGGAGCCAGAGTATTTTAAAGAGCAGCAAGATAAAGGAGATAGTATAGGTAGTAAGTATGGATGGTACTGCTTAATTCACATGCTAGCAGGAGGAGATATATTAAAGATGGATGAGGTATGTGGATTAAAAGTAAATGAGTGTTTAAATTTTTTATCCTATACTAAGGATGTAGAATTAACTGAGGAGCTAAATAGAAAATAAAAAGATATGAGTTTAAAAATAAAAAATAGCCCTAATGCAAATGCTAGCTATAATAATGTAATAGATGCTTTAAAATGTGTAGCTATTACTCATGCCATGGTAAATAATGTAAGCTCTGGTACTACAGATGAGGTAGATATAGCTGCTAACTCAGTATATCCTTTAGTACATATAGTACCTGGTAATGTAACTGCAGGAGTTAATCAGCTAGCTTTTAATTTTAATGTACTCTGCATGGATTTAGTTAAAGTAGATGAGCGTAATGAGCAGCAGGTATTAAGTGATACTCTGCAGATATTAGTAGATATTATAGCTCAGTATAAGAATGGATTACTATTAGGAGTACAACAAAATGAGGGAGTATATGGCCAGGCAGATGATAGGGATTTTAACTTAGAGCCATTTACTGAGAGGTTTGATAATGTAGTATCTGGATGGAACTGTGGATTAAATATTATAGTACCTAATAATTATTTTGCATGTGATAGCTTTAACTGGGTAGCAGAGGTAGGAGAGGATGGGCGCTGGATTTGGACTGATGAGGGAGTAGTAAACTGTAGAGCTTTTAAGCACCAGATAAATATAGAGGATGAGCCAGTAGTAGATGGCTCTGGTAATGTAATAGTGCCTCCAGAAGTACCATAGCTGCATAGATAACTACATAGCTAAAATATAGTATAAGTAACTAAGGATGAGATAGATATAGATACATTAAATAAGTTAAGTGCATAGCATATAGCATATAACAAGAATGATATATTAAATGGATGTAAAAAATACTGAGATAGCTTTTAAAAAGTTTGGCAAAAATGTAATACATAGAGCTAGATTTTATTTAGAGAGGCGCAAGATAAATACTAGCGTAAAAACTTTATCTAATAGCTTAGGATTTAATGTAAAGGTATATCCATCTGGAGCTTTAGAGATGAATTTTACTGCAGCAGATTATTTTAAAAATGTAGAGGAGGGTAGGAGGCCTGGCAGTATGCCTCCTAGTAGCGCTATAGCTAAATGGATTAAAGAAAAGCCTATTAAAATTAGGAATAGTAAAGGCCAGTACGCTCAGAAAACGGATGCTAATGTAAACTCTGCAGCTTTTGGAATAGCTATGCATATAAAAACCTATGGAATAGAGCCTAAATGGTTTTTTAGAGATGCCTTTGCTATGCACCATAAAAGGATAGCACCAGAGATAGTAGCAGCTTATGGTAAGGATGCTGCTAAAATGATAAAGAATATAGTAGGCAGTAAACATATAAAAAAATAAAAACAGAATAAAATGGCATATCAAATAAACCAGGAGCCAGCGTATAATAAAATAATGCCAGTAGGTACTGACTGGATATATACAGTAGATAGTACTAATGCTACTGGAGGTAACTATAAATTTAAGTACTTTGTAGATGTATATATAGGTAATTTAGGAGGTACATTTAGAGTAAGGCTTAAATTTTCTCCTAATGAGAATGGAGTAGGTATAGTAAATCTATCTGATATATATGAGCAGTATGTAAAGCCATCTCAATTAGGGAGCGTATTTAGTGGTATAGAGAGTGGATTTAAAGGAGTACAGAATATAGCAGGCTCAGAATGTCCTATACATCTTATAGATAAATGCAGCTTAAATACTGGTAACATGGCCTTAGCTACTTTAGGCTGGGGAGAGGAGTATAGTACTAACTCTACAGATGCTCCTACTGAGTATCCTGGGCTAAAGTACTCTACTGGTACTGCTACATGGAATGGCATGGCTTATAATAATGAGGATAAGAGAGTAGCTGGAGAGTATGGAATAGATGTAGG